CCACGCCATCATTTGTATTATCGTATTCTGCCAAGCTTCTGACTCCTTTTGCTTAGTTGTGGTGAGGGGTTCTTGGGGAACCTCCCCCTCGATAAGGTCATATGGGTGCTGTAAAACCCTCCCCAAGAATTACCAATTAGTATTGCTAGTTCTTTTTGTTTCTGGTGCTGGCTCATCATTTGCCACAGGTTTTGGCGTTGCACCTTTCCTGTTTTGCTCACCATCATCATCTTCAGCTGGTAAGTTTAGCAATGACATAATGCCATAGCGTCTAGCATATGTGATAGCACTGCCTAGTCCTTGCATATCATTCTTGCCTAGCACTAAAGGTATGGCTGTCACAAAGCTCTCGCCACTCTCATGCACAAGCTCTGTTGTGATAGACTTGCCATGCTCGTTTTGTATTGCTCGATGCATTAGCAAGAAGCCACGCGAAGCTAGTGGTTCAGTCACCGCTTCGATCACGCTCTCAAGTGTAGCGTACCTTTTTCCAAAGTGTGGATTGGTGCCGCTTTTCTTGATTGGTTCTATGGCTGCTCTTGCTTCCATAAGCACCTTGATAATATTTGTTTTAGTTTTTGTAGTCATTTCGTTCTCCTTGTTATTCTAAGATGTCCGCGCTTGTCACGCTTGACGGTGAGTTGGTCGCAATAAACTTCTCGTTCGTTATCACTGACCATTTGCTTGAGATCTTTCTCAGCATTCTTGAAGACTTTGTTTTGTTCATATCCATGAATGTAGGTGACTGCCGCATCAACGAACGCGTTGTCGAGTGAGGCATCGCGTGTTTCCATATCGTCCAACGCAATCGAAAGTCTAGATAATCCTGTGGCCTCATTACCAACAGGCTGTTCATCGCGTAGAACGTAACCCCAGAAGTCAGACACCACTGCCCACATAGAATTGAAATACTCTTCGTTGTACTTGACATGTATGCACTCCCAATCACTGTTACCAAATATAACAGACAGGTATACACCTTCTGCTTTTGCCATGTGACAGTAGAACTGTAGCTGTGGCATGTATCGATCAAGCATCTTGTCCATGTTGTAGAACCTATTGGTATGCTTGGCCTCGATAATATTTCTTTCATCTTTTATGGCACCATCGATTGTGCCTTTCACTGGCACAGTACCAACTGTTCCAGTAAACTCTCGCTGTTGTGCAACAACTTGCTTGCCTTCATTTGCGGCAAACCATTTCAAGTTGAAGTCTTCAGTGTGCCGACCCAACTGTACTGGTAAGTTAAACACTAAGCTCTCTGGTTCTTCACGACCTGTCTTTACTTTCCAGAGTTCGAGCCAGTAGCCTTCCATGATTTTGGTGCAGTCACTGCCACCAATGAAACCTTTACGTTCCATGTTACGTTCTCCTTTTTTATTTTTATTATATCACACAATTTACCATAATTGCGGTGTTGTGTAAAATATTTATTTATTTATTTGTTCTTTGATTTTGTCGTGCTGATCGATCAACCGCTTGAGCATAGCTTCGGCTGCTGGTTCGCTATATGTATGCCGCAGCAGCCGAGCATATGCGTTGCGGTGTGGATCGAGATCAGTTTCCTCGAGTAGGTTTTTGTCAATCATTTCAAGGGCTTGTCTGCCCCATAAATAATTATGACCAACCGACTCGCGTTCTTTGATACGCTTTGCCATGATCTCAAGAGTATCAGGAGCCCAGCTTCTGCTGGCCTCCCTCTGTTTCTTTCGATCTTCAGCATAAATTTCACGAGAGGAACGGCTCAAGCTTTGAGACCATACCTCATCTTGTACAGCACGAGTTACTGATTTCATTGTGCGATCCAATACTCTTTCACTTTTTTACCACTATCGACTTCAATAAATTGACTATCGATTGGCACTCCAGATTGTTTTAGATCTGTGATTCGGGATGCCAAGCGAAAACATTTAAATTTTTCGAGTGCGGTTATTGCAGTAATAGTATTGCCTTGCTCAAGATAACTCTTGATCTGTTTGTTTTGAGATTCCATTTTCGTTCTCCATTAGTTGTTTAAATTTATCGCCACTCATTATGACCAGCGTTTGCGGAGTTCCCCTCCGTCTTTTATAGAATGCAATATCCCTGCCTTCTAATACTTTGAAAGGGCTTGGGAAGGATGCAGTATCACGATACTTTACCTCACCTACCATTTCAAGTCCTTTGATTTCGAGCTTGATGTCGCCAGAATATTCTCCTCCCAAACTGCCTGAGAGGGGCTGGCGTTTCGCTTTGATCTGCGCTTTGATTTTGTTGAGCCAATCGACAAACCACTTTTCGTGGTATGTTCCTTTGTTCTTGTTACGGTTTGCCATCTGTCCTCCTCATAGCAATTCAAACATACATACCAGTGCTTCTGTGTAGATCTGCCACTATTGTTTTTTAATATAGCAACAAACCATTCCGTACTACTTTCGCAGCTGACGCACGTTATTCTTGCTGGTTTTTTTCGTGACTTCGATGTCATATCCTAATGCCTCGAGCCAACACATTAAAAAAAATCCAGACGGAACTCTCTTGTGCTGCTCCCATTTGTGAATCAATGATTCGGTACAGCCTATGATGTTAGCCAGTTGTGGCTGACTCAATCCCTGATCATGTCTCGCATTAATGAGCATCTCAATCATCTCATTGTAATTGTGAGACAGTCGTGTGTTAGGCAACTAAAAATTTATATCCTCTTCATCATCGAAGATACCAAGTCCCTGGCATTCTTCGCAAATTTCAGTGGCACTATCTATGTATCCTACATCTCTGTCAAATCCATGCGATCTGGGTACATCGTATTCAATGTACCCATCACCACCGCATTCTTGACAAGTCTTAGTAGGGGATCTCATCATCGATGTCATTGCTACTCTCCGCAAGTATTTGAGCTTGATGTATTTCAGCAAGCTGTTCGATTGCATGTTCTTCCCACACATTGGTAGCACGATTTACCCATTTGTCACGATTAAATCTTGGATTAGTTCGTGCAAGTTCATCAGCAATCTTTTCGATTCCTGTTGCCCAATTCAAATGTGGTGTAATTACATCAGCAAGAAACTCAAAGTCTCTGCGTGTAAATTTAGGTGTTGATCTGTTAGCCATTTCCAATCCTCCTTATACTTTCAACTTGAAAAGATTTTGCTTGATCATAACCAATATCTATTTTCAAATCATCAAGTGCAACGAACTCAACATTATTTGGGTCATCACAATCGACATGATATGTCATCGAAAAAGTTTCTATTGGTGTAAACGTCACTGCATATGTAGCCATTAGTCCATCCTCACTATGTGATGTTTGCCAAGTGTTGGTATTGCCATTACTGAATAAGGGTAAAAGTAAACTGATCCCTCTTCAGTATCCCATGTCATAAATGGATGCATGGGTGAGTCTTCTGGGTGACGAAGAACACCTTCGTTATCTATCTCACCAGTCATATGCCTACCCTTGATACCCATACCAGAACGAGCTTCGTACTGATTATGAAGGTGATCGAAGAGAGTTTCTTGAATGGCAAAGCAAGTACGCCTCAAGTTCCATTCAGTTACCCAAAGCGGAATGAATCCACCCCAGCCCATCATCTGATGTGTTGTCATATCAGGGTATTTCTTTTTGTTGTATGTGATTATCATACTACTTCCTCCACTTTAAATTCATCTGTTACCAGATCGATTGATTTGTAAGATGGACTACCAATATCTATTGAAATGCCATGACCATCTTCTTGATGAATAATTATATTCATAGTCTCATATGTGATTAGTTCACCACCAACTGCTGAACGAAAAGATTTGAATTGCTTTTCTCCAATAGTTACTTTGGTTACTTGGTGACATGTTATGCTTGTCATTTTATTCTCCTTTTATGACAAAAATCCCAGTTGTTTACTGGTGTACGTTTATAGTTAGGCTCGAGCCGTTGGCTCGAAGGTGACCATGCCCAGCTTCGCTGGAATAGCATGGCACACTATTAGACACCTCTGGTGTCAGACACATCTATGGATGTGTCACGCGGTGCGAAGCACCGCGAAAAATTTGGGAGGGTCAATGCCCTCCCTTGAAACTAAATTCTGTTAGACTTTAGTTCCTCTAGTTCTTTAGCTTGTGCTTTCTTACTGACACTTGGCTTGGCTTTTTGTGCCACCTTGTCTGCCTCTGGCATCCAAGGTTCATATGTACGACCAGATACTGCTTCGTACATATTGCCAAAAGCCTGAACGATTTCTTGCAATCTTGCGACTGCAAGCCGTCGTTCTTGCTCTTTAGATTTGGCATGATCAAGAGCCTGAGTGCTGATTTCATCATGCTTGTTCTCTCCTTCAGCAATGTCAGTTGCCTTCTTTGCCGCTTCATATAATGCTCTTGATCCAAGTTGGATAACTTCACCATCCTTGTTGGCATATGTTCGCTTAGTGTTAAGCTTGCGATATGCCGCGTTCGCTACGCTCCTCAACATCTCGCCTTGCTCGCTCCACATGGTATTATAACCACTAGTCGCTCGACCATATGTTGAATGATTGTAGAGCAAGCTTGCCATACAAGCCGCAATGGTATCAGCGTCAAAACCATTTCCATTCAACGCATGATCGAGAGCCTGTTCGCTCGGTGATAGTTCTACGTTCTGTTCATCTTTAAATGTTGCTACATTTGACATTATAAATCTCCTATACGTTTATGTCATATTAGTTGCTTCACTCTCGCTACCCCAACAGTTTGTTTGGGGCGTAACAGCCAAAGTGATAAGGCGATTTAGGCAACAGCCAGAGGGAGGATGCATAGGAAAACGGAAGCTTCATTCAAGTACCACATGCCGCGCCCTTGCGCGAATAGCATGTGGCAGAGTAATGTATGAAAACCGTTTTCCGTCATTGCATCCTCAATCGGGATGGGGCATGAATCGATGTTCTCTTTGGCTGTGTCTACGACCCAACCAAACCTCTCATCTACACTTGTATATTTTATATACACTATTCAAAACGCCTTTGGGGTTTGGGGGATTTGCACGATCAATCCCCCAACAAGGTGCGTCCGCACCGCATGTGCCGCGTTAGGGATGGAAGCCGTTTACGGCCAGTACCTCTTCGGTACTGGTTCACGACAGCCCGACCCCCACCTTCGGGGGGAACGCCCTGTCAATACCAGATGTAGTATGTAGACCCATGACTAGGCACAAGTGACGTAGGGTAATTGCTTGACAGCAATAGCTATTCTGGTGTCCAAATGGGGGGAGAGAGGGAGAGGGGGGCTTACAGAGGCACAACATGAATAACATTCTCAATACTAAGAAACTGACACCAAAACAGCTGGCTTTGGTTGATACACTCGTATCAAAAGGTTGCTCTATCACTCAGGCCGCTAAAGAAGCTGGGTATGCTGATGGTGACTCAGGTAGAGTGACTGCTAGCAAGGCTCTAAAGCAACCTCATGTGCAACAGTACATGATGCAATGTGTGACAGAACAGTTAGGTATGAATGCTACGATTGCTGCTAGTAGGGTGATGAAGCTCGCAACAGGAGCGAAGAGTGAGTATGTGCAGCTCGAGGCGAGCAAGGACATACTCGATCGAGCGGGATTCAAACCGATAGATCGATCTCAGGTACAGTTGGCTGGTGACATCCGTGTGAGCATAGATCTAGGGTAGACCCCCTCATAGGTTTGCACATGTACTCTAGCAAAGGTACGGGGGTTAAAACTTACACACTTGTTACTGTTACTTCTCTTCCCCCAGCATTTTTTTCCCACAAAGTATTTTGTGCGTTTGAAATAATATTTTTTTAGTGTAAGGGTGAATTTATGTTTAATTGGTTAAAGAGATTGTGGCATGGCGAAAACTCCAGCGTGGCAGAGAAAAGAGGGGAAGAATCCCAAGGGCGGTCTAAACGCAAAGGGTCGAGCAAGTTACAAGGGGGGAACACTAAAAGCCCCAGTGAAAAGCGGAGACAATCCTCGAAGAGCAAGCTTCCTAGCAAGGATGGGGGGAGCAAAGGGACCAGAAAGAGACAGCAAGGGAAAACCAACGCGCCTTCTTCTCAGCCTAAAAGCGTGGGGAGCATCAAGCAAGTCGGACGCAAAGGCAAAGGCCAGAGCGATAAGTCGAAGAAACAAAGCTAAGAAAGGAAAAGCATAATGCCAATGGGAAAAGGAACATATGGTGACAAGGTTGGAAGGCCTAAGAAAAAGAAATCTATGCTAACTAAAAAGCAGAAGACACTACCACCAGCTTTGAAAAGAAAGATAATGAAAGCCAAGTCTGGCGGTTCTTCTGGTAGCTCTTACTAAGATGGCTAAGAAGAAAAAGAGTTTGCTAAAACTGACCAAGCGTCAGGAGCAAACTATGAAGCGTCATAGTGAGCATCATACTTCTAAGCATATGAAGGTAATGAGGACTGCAATGTTAAAAGGTTCTACATTTGGTGAGGCTCATAAGTTAGCCAAGAAAAAGGTTGGTGACTAATGGCAGTTAATGCAGCTGGTAATTATACCAAACCTAAGATGAGAAAGTCTTTGTTTCAAAGGATTAAAGCAAGGGCTACACATGGTACGGCTGCTGGTCAGTGGTCTGCTCGAAAAGCGCAGTTGCTTGCCAAGGAATATAAAAAGCGTGGTGGAGGATATAAGTAATGGCTGAAGATATTGGAAAAGAAATTGCACCATTTGCTAGAAAAGCCAAGACACTTTTGCGTGAAGTAAACAAAGAACTATCTACAATACCAAATTATAAAAATGCTGATTTTATAGCTGGCAAATCTGATAGAGAACCAAAAAGAGTTGATATTATTCCTGATACAATAACAGCCATAAGGCGTGGCCTAAGACTTCTTAAAGGAAAAGAGAGCAAACCTTCTTTGGAAAGAAAAAAGAAAAAACTTCAAACCTTTTTGAAAAGAGCAGAAGAGCTTAAAGGTGCAACACGCATAAAAGGAACAAAAAGTATTTTGTTAAAGTAAATGAAGAAGTCACAACAATCATTATTAAACTGGGGAAAACAGAAGTGGCGCACCAAGTCTGGCAAAAAATCTAGTGAGACAGGTGAACGGTACTTACCTAGCAAGGCTATTGCTGCTCTTAGTGATGCTGAATATGCAGCTACAACCAGAGCTAAACGAAAGGGTAAGGCAAAGGGTAAGCAGTTTGTGGCTCAACCGAAAAAGATTGCTAGGAAAGTAAAAAGGTTTAGAAGTGCCTAAAGTTGGAAGAAAAACTTTTCCTTACACAAAGGAAGGTATGATAGCTGCTAAAGAATACGCAAGGCAGCAAAAAAAGAAAGGCTTAGATTCAAAGATAATATCTCCAGTAACTAAGTCTGGTTTAAGAAGAATAGAAAAAGGAAAATAATTATGGGCTGGATAATAGCAAACACTGGCAAGGCTTATGATGGGGAAACCCATGAACTTGCTGGAACTACATTCTCAGGTAAAACAAGAACGTCTGAATCCAAAAGATTAGAGTGGGTTGATCTTGTTGTTAAGTCTAAAGCAACACCAAAAAAGAAACGTGCTAGAGATGACAAGGGTAGATTAAAAGCAGACGATCCTTCTACACCAGATGTTAACGAGGCTTACGAACAGTGAGCTTTGTAAATACTTTAAAGGCAGAAGAGCTTACTATGCTTCGAAGGATTGTAAAAAAAGTACACTTTAAATACTTTGATAAGAAACATGGTAAGTCTTTTGTGACAAACAAAATGCTAGACAATGTGATAGAAACCATTGGCCCAGAAGCAGTCGAGAAGATGATAAGGTCTGGAGTTGACAAGGGGCTGCGTTAGTGGTCGATTTTAAATACAAACCAGATGGCAATACTCTCAAAGGCTTTATGAAAGATAATACTTTCTTTCGTGGCATTCGAGGGCCAGTAGGATCTGGCAAATCAGTGGGATGTTGCGTTGAAGTATTTCGTAGAGCTTTGGAACAAAAGAAAGCCCCAGACGGAAAACGAAAGTCACGATGGGCTATTATACGAAACACAAACCCACAACTACGAACTACAACTATTAAAACATGGCTTGACTGGTTCCCAGAAAATGACTGGGGAAAGTTTACTTGGTCAGTGCCATACACCCATCACATCAAAAAAGGTGAGATAGATCTTGAGGTTATCTTCTTAGCATTAGATAGACCAGAAGATGTAAAGAAACTGTTATCACTAGAACTAACAGGCATATGGATAAACGAGGCACGAGAAATTCCTAAGTCTATCATCGATGCTTGTACTATGCGTGTTGGTCGTTACCCTTCTATGCGTGATGGTGGACCAAGTTGGACAGGTGTAATAGCCGATACAAATGCGCCAGAAGAAGATCACTGGTGGCCTATTATGTCTGGCGAAGTTCCAATACCTGACCATATTCCAAGAGAACAAGCTAAGATGTTAGTAAAACCTGATAACTGGCAGTTCTTTACACAGCCTTCTGCAATGCTCGAAGAACGTGATGAAGATGGTGAAGTAGTAGATTACAAGCCAAACAATACTGCTGAAAACAAAAAACATATGCTTGCTAACTATTATGACAATTTAATAAGAGGTAAAACAAAAAGCTGGATTGATGTCTATGTTATGAATAGGCTTGGCACTATCCAAGACGGAAAGCCGATATACCCAATGTTCGCTGCAGAAGTACACATAGCCAAAGAAGAAATAGCGGTAGCTGCTGGCGCACCGCTATATGTTGGCTTGGACTTTGGGTTGACTCCAGCTGCAACTCTTGGACAAAAGATCAGGGGTCGCTGGCTCGTCCAGTCGGAGATAGTGGCCTTTGATATGGGGATTGTTAGGTTTGCTGAAGTATTGCGTGAAGAAATTTCCTCCCGATTTTCTCAAGCATCTGAGGTGTATATATACGGCGATCCCGCTGGGGATTTTAGAGCGCAGACAGATGAAAGTACCCCTTTCCACATCTTGCGCGGTGCTGGTTTGAGGGCATTCCCAGCCCCTTCGAACTCTGTAGACCTTCGGTTGGAAGCTGTCTCTTCCCAGCTAACTAAGATGGTTGAGGGCAAACCAGCATTTATTATTGATAGAAGATGTCAGCAGTTGATCAAAGGATTTGAAGGTGGATATCAATATAAACGTATGGAAGTATCTGGTGAAAGGTATGCTGATAAACCTGATAAGAATATGTATTCTCATATTCATGATGCCTTACAATACATGATGCTGGGTGCTGGTGAAGGTAGAGCTTTACTTAATAGTCAAAAACCAGCTAGACCTGTGATAGCAAGTAGAAACTTTGATGTATTTAATAAAAAACCTGTCAAACAAAAAAGACAGGGGCTTTGGGCAAGAATGTAATTGTGCGTTGCCAAAACTGTTTTTCTCTGCTTTGAGGGAAATATAAAGGAGATTTACTATGTGCGGTAGAAAGAAAAGAGATCCTCGAATAGATGAGGAACAAAAAAAAGCTAGAGAAACAGCTGAAGCTGCAAAAGAACAAGCCTTAGCAAAGCAAGAAGCTCAACGTCAAAAACAATTAGAAGCTGAAAGAGAAGCTGCGGCTACAGCTGCCGCTACTGCTGAAGCTGAAGCTGGCAAAGCATCAAGACAAGCTGAACTTGATATGCAAGCTGGAGAGTTAAACAATACTGGGACTTCTAAGAACACAGGAAGAACTAGTGGTTTGTTTGCTAGTAAAGCAGCAAGAAGAAGAAGTAGATCAGGAAGGGCTGGCAGAAGAGGAAGACGTAGTTTGCTTACATCATCAGGTGGTGGCGTAGGTTATTTCAGTAGGTTTGGCTAATGATTACAGATCCTATAGCAAAAGAGTTTCTCAAAAGATATGAGAGAGCAAAAGCAAAGCGTACAAACTTTGTTGATGTTTTTGAAGAGTGTTATGAGTTTGCGCTGCCGCAACGCGAATCATTTTACTATGAAGTTTCTGGTCAAAGAAGAGATGATAAAATCTTTGATGAGACTGCTGTTGTAGGAGTTCAAGAGTTTGCTTCAAGATTACAGTCTGGACTTGTTCCAAATTTTGCTCGATGGGCAGATTTAACTGCTGGATCTGAAACACCAAAAGAACAAAGAGAAGCTGTTAATAATGATCTTGAAGAAGTTACTGAGTATGTTTTTGAAATACTTCAGAACTCAAACTTTGCACAAGAAGTCCATGAATCTTTTATGGACTTAGCAGTTGGTACTGGTGTCTTAGTATGCGAAGAAGGCGATGCTATCAATCCTATACGTTTTTCCGCAATACCATTACCTCATGTCATACTAGACACTGGACCTGATGATCGGATTGATCATGTCTTTAGAGAAAGAAAATTTATAAGATATGATCAGTTACCAATGCTCTATCCAAATGGAACATTTAATTCAGAACTACAAAACTTAATAGACAACTCTGATCAAACAACAACAGTCTTAGAAATAGTTTGTAAAGATTATTCTAAAAAGAATGAAGAAGCTTATTTATACTACGCAATATGTTTAACAACAAAATCTGTTATGATGCAAAAACAAATGTCTGGCGTTGGCTCAAATCCTTTTATTTGTTTTCGTTGGTCTAAATGCGCTGGTGAGGTTTATGGGCGAGGTCCACTATTCAATGCACTTAGCGCAATCAAAACAACAAACCTTACAGTTGAGATGATACTTGAAAATGCACAGATGGCTATCTCTGGCATTTATCAAATGGAAGATGATGGGGTAATAAATCCTGACACAATTAACCTAGTTCCTGGAACAATAATTCCAAAGGCTATGGGATCAGCTGGACTACAGCCAATACAAGCTGCTGGTAGCTTTGATGTAGCACAACTTGTTCTTGGTGATATGCGTAACAATATCAAACGTGCTTTATACAATGATATGCTTGGAGATCCTAATCGAACACCAGCATCAGCAACAGAAATTGCAGAACGTATGGCAGATCTATCAAGACGTATTGGTTCTGCTTTTGGTAGATTGCAAGTAGAATTAGTTCAACCAGTATTACAACGTGTTGTTCATATTCTAAAGAAGCAAGGCAGATTAGAAGTTCCTACAATTAATGGCAGAGAAGTTAAAATAAGATCTGTGTCACCGTTAGCGCAAGCGCAAGCCAATCAGGATATTACTTCAGTGTCACGTTTTCTTGAGTTGGCTAATGGAGCATTTGGTGCAGATGCTATTAATGTATTAATTAATACGGAAGAAACAGCTGCATATCTAGCTAAGAAGTTTGGAATACCAGATAATTTAGTAAGAGATGAGCAAGAAAGAGAACAAATTCTTGCATTAATGCAACAAATGCAGCAAGGTCAGGCGCAAGCACCACAACCTATGGAGTAATGCTTGACTAAAAAAATCAATGTGGGTGTTGATGGGATACAGCGTCCACAAGAAAAAGATCAACAGATTAGCGAGAATATAGCCTCATTGTTTGGCTCTGCGACAGGACAAGCAGTCTTGCAGTATCTAAGATCAATTACTATTGAAATGGTAAATGGCCCAAATGTAACTACGGAGGAACTGCGTCATATAGAAGGTCAACGATATTTAGTTGGTTTGATCGAAGCTCGTATGACACATGCACATAAGGTGAAAAACAATGGAAGAAAATCAAGTAACTGAAACTACAGAAGAAACAACTGAAGAAGTAAAAACTGTTGACAGTGTAACTTCTGAAACATCTGAAAGACCAGAATGGTTGCCAGAAAAGTTT